TTAACTTGATGCTTTCTTTGTTGTTTTCTTTTTAGTAGTTTTCTTTTTTGCAGTTGTTTTTTTAGGTGCTTTACCACCTTCCCATGCTTCATTTACATCAGGAGTGCTAGGGTCATCTGCTTGTAATTGACCTTTTTCGTTTCTAGCTCGTTTGACTTCTTTAACTTCTGCTTCTACCTGTATGGTTTGTTCTGCTGAATCAACCTTAACTTCCATTGCCCAACCATTAGCAATAAATGCTTCCATGACATCATCCTGCCATTGACCTTCTGAATGTATGATTTCGTTAGCTTTGTAAAGCTTAACTTCAGTTCCTTTCTCATTGCTTGAAGCTGGTTTTGGAACGATTACTTTAAATGTTCTTGACATAGTTTCTACCTGTAAAGATGGGGGGAATTAATCCCCCCCAAAGTTTGCTCAATTAAGCGTTGTGTACAACGTTAGTTGTAGGAGCATTACGAGGTCTGCTCTTTACAATAACGCCTGCGATAGGTGTACCGTTTGTGTGAGTACCAGTCTTAGCTAGTACCAATCTCACATAGCGTTTACCACCTACATACCCAATCTGCCAATTGCCACCTGCGGTATCAGGGTCACCACCTGTAGTACCATCAAGTTTCAACCAAATCCCACCTGCAGCAATAGTTCCGTTGATAACATCAGCTTGTACACAATCAGTGTATGTTGAGTCATCATCAGAATGCTCTAATGAAATTTCAAAGTAGACTGAGCCTGAAAGAGTATCTCCTTCTGCTCCAACATCTACAATGGCTGTAGCTTCTTCAAAGCCTTTTAAGTCAACCCCTGTGCCATCAGCAGCAGCAGTTTTCACGGCATTGATGATTGAGTTACTTACGACAATATTATGTGTTAAATCTTGCATAGTTTACTCCTTAAGCTGAACATTTAAGTTTATTGATAGCTTCTGCCTGAACTACTTGACCACCAACACGCTTTCTAGCAATGTATCTAACATTACCAGTTGTAGCTTGTGTGAATGGGTCACGCAATACAGCAAGGTTTACTCTATCAACGATCATATAAGCCCTTCTGAAATCACCGAATGCAACTGGATAGGTGTTAGAACCTTCACTTGGCATATCAGTAGCTTCAACATATGGGTGTCCAAGTATGGTGTTAACCATATTGCCACCAAGCATCATTCCTGTTTGGAACACATACTGACCTGCAGTATCTTTAAGCTTTCTGATAGAAGCTAAAGTAGCTCTATTAAAAACAAAAGTACCGTTTCTTGTGTAGTCAGATTTAATGTTGTGTACCAATGAAATGAGTCCATCAGCAGTTACAGCATCAGCACTTCCTGAATTTATTTCACCCACGCTTGAGTTATCCATAAATCCTTGAGGTTTGCCTACTGCGTTACCTGAAACAAATGCAGTTCCTTCAGCTTTTGCAAATTGCTCTGCAAACTCTGATTGCATCTCTGCTTCTAAGTCAAACACTGTATCTTCTAAGTCTTGCTCAGAGATATCTACCAATGCATACATTTCGTGTGCAGGTAGTTCTTCTAAACCGACTGTATATCCAGTAGTTTCACTTCTAGTACCACTTTCAGAAACCCACTGTGCTGCGAATTGTCCATCTCTTTTTGGGATTTGGATGCTTCTAGCACCTGTGGAACGAACTCTAGCAATACTTCTGATAGGTGAGATTTCAGTAATTGTTTTTAACAATTCTCTCACATACTCAGGTGGTGCTAAATATCCGCCTGTTGAGTCATTGCTGACAGTTAATGCTTTCTTTTCATCAGGTTGCAGACCGTCAAGTCCTTTCCTGCAATATCTATCAAAAGCATTGAGATACTCATCAACTTGCTTAGATTCAAAGCCTGAGTCAGGTCTAGTGACCATGGTCTCAATCTTGGAAACTTGCTCCTTGATTTGTTCAGCGTTTTGCTCAGCAAGTGTTAACTTCTGATTAACTTCTTCAAAAGAAGCCAATTTGGCTTCTAGTTTAGCTAGTTTTTCTTCGTTATATGCTGTGCTTTCGCCTTTCTCAATTTGTTCAAGTCTTTCGTCATTAACTTTCTTAAATTCGTTGAAAGTTTGACCTAAGTCTTGAATAGCGTTTTTTATATCTTCCGACATAATTTACTCCTATTAAGTTTTTAAGGTTAAAGTTAGTTCTTTTATGGCATCTACCAATTCTGCACTTTCATCAACCTCTCGTTGATCAAAACACTTAGTTACTGCTTTTGCAGCAACTTTTGCTTCTGAACGAGACAGACTGAAAGCATCACGCAATCCGTTTTCCCATTCCCTAATAGAAATTTCTTCGCCTTTTACTGAACGAACAGTTGCCTGAGGGTTCATGGGAAAGGTTACTAACGACACTTCCATTAAATCTACTTCTTTGATAATGCGTTTACCACCACGCTTATCATATGAAACTTGTTGTGGGTTTACTCTAAAGCCGATTGATAAACCGTCTAAAGCTCCCATCTTTAATAATTCATAGGCTTCTGCTCCTGCTTGTGTTTTAAGAGCCAGTCTACCTTTGACCACAAGACCATGATCATCTTCTCTAATCTCATCAAACACACCGATAGGCATATCTGACTTGTGTTGATATAGAAGTTTTACATTTTGTGGTTTTCTTTTCTTTAATGATTTGGCAAATGCACCTGCTTCAATAACATCATTGCCTAAGTCTTTATTGCCAAAGACAGAACCATAGCCTTCAAATGTGCCATAGTTTTTATCTTCATCTTCGTTGTCATAAGCTTTGATGCTTGATTTGATTTCAATAGATTCTTTCTCTACTTCTTTTTCAGAGTTCATCTCATCAACAGTTTCTTCTGAGTCAGGCTTAGACTTGCCAAACTCTATAATGTAAGAATCGTCAGTTTCTTCAACTGCTCTTATGTGTTTTTCATCATTCTCTGTAGAATCTTCTTTGTTAGAATCGTACGCATTGGTACTGACAACTTGGTTTGAATCGTAAAGTTCGCTCATTACTTGGTGTCTCCAATATACATTGATACCACATATGGTACTTCAGGCTTTAGTCTAGCACAAGATTTAGATAAATATTAAATATTTAAAAAAAAAGGTTGCAAATATAACACTAGTTGTTATAATAACTACATAACATGATAAACAAGGAAAATAAAATGACAAACTTAAACTTAGATACAACAAAAAGCACTGATGAAATGATTGCTTCTGTAATGCCTACATTGTTAAATGCTATAAAAGAAAAAGCATTTGTTGATGGTTATAAAGCTACAGATGCAGAAGCATTAGGTCTAGTAGTAAGCAAATTCACACAATGGGATGCAGGTTCTATATTAGCTGTTACTAGTGAAGCTTTAGAAGATGCAAACTTTGACGATCTTGCAAGAAAAGTTGATTTTTTAAATAGGGGTTGATTGCACTTGGCTTAGTTATCAGCTTTGCTAGTGGAGTTGTGAGGTAGGAAATCCCAAGTGCAGTCTCCTGTTGGTTTCCTACCACACTAGCTTATTATATCTCTTTCATCTACATAGACTACAACACACCTACAATTAACAACATTCCTAGCTCCACCTCTAGAATCACCTGCAAATTCCATTTCAACACCACCAATTAAAAAATTTTCATCTATGTCTACTGTTTGACCACTTGCACTTGAATGACTTGGTCTTGTTCTAGAATCAGCAGTAGATACCCACCTTTTTAACATTTTATTTCCTAAATCTCTTTGGACTTGTAAGTGATAGTAGTGATTAGAAAAACCTGCTGCATTATGTGTTTCTGTCCTTGATATGAGTGCTGCACGACTTCTGCTTATAGGCAAAAATTTATCAGAAACTAATTTAGCAATTTGTGGTAATGTTAGATTATCTGCCCTTCCTTGTTCTATAGCTTGACTAATTCTACTTGCCATTCTTTCTGTGATACCACTTAGTATTAATTGTCTTGAATTAAAATATGTATTGACCACTGCTTCAAAGTCTGTGCTTCTACCAAAGACAAAGGCTTCTTGTTTTTTGTTATAGTATTTATCCTCATTCATTTTATATATTGCTAATAACACTCTTTTGTAATGTGAAAGCATTAAGGGGAAGAAATCTTCTTGTAGTGTTCTTTCTGCTATTGTTTGTTGATATATACCGTATTCTTTATATAGATGCATTTGGACTCTTACAAACTTACGGAAAAGTGTATTTAAGTTTTTAAAAAACCTTTTTTCAAGATTGTTTCTGAGTGCAAGTTGTTGTCTTATTTCAGACCTCGTGTTTACCCTGCCTTGTCTAAAGTTATGGATTTGTTTTTTGTTGGGTGCCTGATTCAAATGCATACTCCAATCATAATCTAAATCAGGTCTTACTTGATAGTGGATGTCCTTTTGGGAATAAATCTGTATCGTGTTTGCCACCTCTGAATTTTCCAGTTGATAAAGCTCTTAAGAAGCTATTAACTCTTGCATATGCCCATTGATCGGGTGAGCTAACGCTTGGTCTAACACTTGATGGATTTGTTCTGTAAGCTCCTACACCCCTACGAAATACAGCTTCTAACATTCTTAAGGTAGCTCTTTTAGTCTTTGTATCACCGTGCTTTTCATTGTGATCTTTAACTTTACCTTCTAGTGCTTCTTTAACTTTTCCTGATAAAGCTTTCTCATCTTCTTTCACTTCTACATGATCTTGTAAAGCAAACTCTTTATCTTCTTCTGTTATGATTTGTTGGCGTTTTCTTTTTGACCAAGCAAAGCCTGAATCACCACCCCAAAGCAACCATGCGACTTTTCCTGCACTTGGATATCCATTTTCGCCTTGTCTAAATCCTTCAGCTTGTTTATCTACCTCATGTCGTTTAAAAAAGCTGTACATTCGTTTAACTGTAGAGATAGAAAGTCTTTCTCTAGCGACTAATTGATTTGCCCGAGCAACACCGACAGCAGTGCCACCCCTATTGAACTTTTTTCTAAGATCAAGCCCTCTTCTAGCTTCTTCTGCCATTTCACTGGTAGGAATCGTATTAATATCTGACAAAGCCTTTTCTTCTTCTAACAAGAAAGCTATTTCTTTGTCGGTTTCTTCATCATCATAATCTTCTAAATCTTCTTCGTTGATTGGGTTCTCAGGCTTCTCTACACCTTCGTCAGTAAGAGGGAATAGATTAGCTGATATGTAAAGGTCATCAGCACCATCAACAGGTTCTAAGCCAAGCTGTTGTCTCGCTTCATTCCTAGTCATGATGCCTTCTCTTACAGCAGAGGTAACATTTTCGTATACTCTTTTGACTCTCTCTGACAATGCAGGAATAGCATCAATATCAAACTCCAATGTTAGACGATCATCAAACAACGGCACCAACCATTCGTTAAGGTCTGATGCGATCTTTCTTAGGTGTGGAATAATTGTTTCTTCATACAGAGCAAGTCTTGCTTCGGCAACATTAGAATATGTTTGACTGTCAGGAACACCTACTAACTGGCTAGGTACTCCAAAGCATAAGGCAATGTCTGTGGCACTCATATGTTTTAAGGTTGCAAAATCCATATCCTTGGGACTAAGACCCATTTCTTTCCAGTCAAAGTCTCCCTCTAATAACATAGGTCTGCCTGCATTACCTGCACCACTGAATCTGTTATTTAAGTCTGTGAGTAATTGTTGTCTTTGTGATTCTGTAAGATTAACTGCAAAGCCTGCATCATCTTGTGGTTTAAATACGACTGCACCACTCGGTCTTGCACCATTTTGTAAAAGATTGACATTGTGCTTACTAGCCATGTTGAATTGATCTACTTCAACAGCCGCCGCACTTAATGGACTAAGACCATAGTAATCATCTAGGGGATGCCATAGCTTGACGTGTTTAAGTTCGCTGAAACCATTTTCTTGATCTATTAAATAAGTATGAGCAACTCTACCATTCACCATGTATTCATATTTTTCAGGTATAGGTTTGCCACTACCTTTAATGTTTATGCGATCAGGTCTTAATTGATGCAGTTCTTTTGGTGCGCCCATGTCGCTACCAGTCTTAAGAATGTAAGCATTACCACTTAACAACACATACCCAAACAGACTGTTAAAGAACTCACTGTAGGATTGCAATGGGTTAGGTCGCATAAGAAGATCAATCAAGGGATGTTCTTCTATGATTTGATCACCTGCCTTGAGCATAAAAGGCACAGCACTTGCACCTTTGCTTATCTCATTCACGCATCTATAAACAATTGCATTTTTAAGATAGCCTTCTTTTGCTAAGTCTTGGTATTTATAGGTCTTTGCTTCTTCAGTGCCAACACCGAAGTAACCCATCATGTTTGAATTTTTTTGCTCAACAGGTTTGTTATTAAACAATCTTTGAAAAAATGTTTGATCTGCCATTAGCTTATTCTCCAGTTTATATTTCCCTGTGATTTGCTTAGTTCAGTTAAACCCCAAACAAGAGCATCTAATCTATCAGGACTGGGTTTCACCTGACCCACATAAGTACACATTTGTGTCTCTAGTTCAGGGAAAACGCCAAGATGATGCACTTTTCTTTGTTCATACAGTGCAGCTATTGGTTCTGCTCTTAGCATTTTACCCCTTGTAGCCCTTACTGACCTGTAAGGTATGTTAGGTTCAATGCTTCTTAGCAGTCTTTCTACCAAGTCTCCACCGTTGTTTGTTTCTGCAACAATCCTGTCGGCTTCCCATTCATAAAATGTTTTTACTGCAAGTCTTCCCCATTCGTCAGGAGTATACTTGCCTGAAACATCTTCTAGTACATAATACTCATTATTATGGTCTTTGCCTACTACTACGATACCAGTTTCGTCAGAATCTTCACCTGATGTCACTGCAGGGTCTATAGCAACAAGTATTGTTTTAAGTTCTCTTTCCTCATTTGCAGATAATCTTTTTTCTTCAATCATGGCTTGATTCCATAAAGCACCCTCTATATCGTCAAGTATTTCTGCATATAATTCTTGTCTGCCAAGTGATGTTCCTTCATATCTTTCACGCATCATTTCTAATGCTGATTCTGCAAGGTTAGCTTCATTTTCAAATGTGTTGCCTTTGGTGACGTGGACATCTTCTCTAACAATCAAGCTTTTTAGTATGGGTATAGGTTTGGGTGTTGTTGTTATAAGGCACTGTGGGTTATCACCTAGCCTTAGACCAAACATTAATTGGTCAAAAGCTTCAGGATATCGCCATGCTGCCAACTCATCACACCATGCTCTGTGAAACTGTGGTCCCCTTAATCTTTCGGGGTTAACTGCTGCATAACCAACAATCTTTGAGCCATTAAATAATCTTATTTCCATGACACTTGCAGAATATCCCTGTGTACCAAAAGAAACATCAAAACAATCTTTTGGAATTATAGACATTAATCCTGATGGTCCATTAAAACAAACTCGTCTGAGATCGCCAAATGTCGGTGCAACTACTGCTGAAATAGTGTTTGGGTTTCTTAAAGCGTACAAGGCAATGTCCTGTGCACCAGTTCTAGTCTTACCCCAACCCCTACCTGCAAGTATCAACCAAATAAAATGATCTGTATGGGGTTGTACCTGTTTTGGTCTAGCCGTCTTTAACCAACTAGTGTATAGCTGTATCGCTGCTTTCTGACTTTGCTCTTGCAACCTCGTCAAGCAATTCCATAGCTTCTCTGAAGGCATCTGTGTCTGAGATTTCTGCATTTAGTTTCATATTTTCTGTGGACTCGCCCAAAGCTAACTTACCTAACTTTTGAGCCTGTAGTGCAGCGTTTCCTAACTGCTGAACCATTTGGGGGGTAAACTTATCTTCATCATTGGGGTTGTTTGCCCTTCTTTGATTGTTTTCATTTAATAGCAATCCTATTTCATTCATTAAAATTTTTGCAAGTCTTAAAGCAGTGCTATCAAAACTTTTTGATTCTTGTATAAGTTGATCTTGTCTTTCAGCATCAAGTTTTTGTAGGTACTCTTTGTGGAATCTTTCTTGTTGTGATTTCCATGCTTCCTTTTGTGCCCATTTATATAGAGTGCTTTTAGGTACATTGTATTCAATTGCCAATGCATCAATCGTAAAATATTTTCTTTCGCCACCATCCGTTTCTATACCCTGTACAAATTTATTGCGTATCTTTTCAGCTATTTCAAGGGTTAGTTTTTTGTTTTTTGTAGTCAAAATTTATCCAATAATTATCAGTTATTATCACTCTAAAATTGTAGTCTAGTTGAACTGGTACATTATGTCTACATTTAATTGTACATTTTGGGTTGCAATTATTTGATAATTAGTTATAATAACAACATATAAATTGAAAGGAGATATTATGAAACAAACAGATAATCAAACTATAGCATTAAGATTCTTTAAGAGAAAATTCCATAAGCTGGTTCATCAACTTGGTTATATAGGTGCTATAGATTACATGGACACTCATTACTTATGGGATGATTTTAAGAATGAGATTTTTCAATGGTATGATTTTGAAATATTGGGAGTCAGCAATGGATAACATGAGTGGTGCTGAATGGACTGATCTAAGTGATTACGAAAAAGAAGTTGTCTTACTTAGTATCAAGTATCAAATGGATTTAATGTCTATGTCTATGGAAGATGTAAAGAACTTAATTAATAATGCCGATTGGAATAATTTAATGTTAGTTATGAAACACGGTAAGAGGATTCACTGATGGTTCATACACACCCTTACTATTGGGATTGCGAATGTGCTGAAAATTACATTCATGCAAAAGACACTTGCGATCATTGTAATCTGTGTGGTGCTAATCAAGATGAGCAACCCGACTCACATTATGATGAGGTTGTGAAAGCAGGGTTCACACCAACATATGATAATTGTTGAATTGTTTGGAAGTTAAAAAGACGGGCTTCCATACATAGTGTTGACAGGCACTTAAAAAACCTATGGTTATGTTGCTGTTAAAGGAGTTGGTAATTACTTCGGAACTAAAAAATTACCACAGTAGCGTAACATACTAATAGCTACTTAAAAATATATAAAGGTAGGTGGTTTTCTAGTAGTCCATGCCAAAAAAACTAGCCTAAATTAATTCATTTTTTTTGTCCTAAAGGGTTGTATATGTAACTACAGTTGCTATAATAACTGTATATTAACTTGAAACGGAGATAAAATGATAAACCTAGATAACCAAAGAACCTACGGAGTTGAAGTAGAGTTCATATCAAAAGAGTGGAGCAGACAGGAGTTGATCGCTAAGATTAATGACCATGCTCTTTCCTATAACAGTGATACTTTGAGAATGCCAACGATTCACAGAGCATCATGGTCTGACACTACTACTTCACAATGGAGAATCAAAACAGATTCATCAGTGAGTGATAGGAGAGGATTTGGACTTGAATTGGTTTCACCGATTCTTAACGGTAACCAAGACATGACAATTCTTAAAATCTTTTTAAAGATTCTT